GATCGGCGGCAGTTTCATTCTGCCATATCCAGAGCGTGTTTTCGGACCTCAGACACGCGGCGCGTCCAGCCACGACCAAAGCGCCAGAATGTATCCAAATTACGCAGGAAGCTTATACGACGGTCGCATAGCGCGTTAATCGCATTAACCGGCGATCTTATGGCTGAAAGCGTAATCGCCCCTATAACGCCATCCGCAGGTACGCCAATGACGCCCTGAAGATGCTTTGCCGCCCTACCGACGCCAGAATTAACCGCATAGTCAAACATGGCGTAATCAAGGCCGCGAGGAAGCAAGTCCCCCTGCACCCGATCCCAGTATTGGAATTTGTAGATCGCCTTGACCTCATCCTCGGTGATAAACTTTACCGATTGAATCGGACGCCCACGGGTCTTGCGATAGGCGTCATAGACCGCCTTGGTAACACCCTTATTAGTCTCGCCGCCCCTATCGTGCGGATCGTTCACATATCCGCCTTCATGAGCCAGAACGAGCTTCAAGGCTTCGTCAAAATTGCTGTTCATGCTGTCAGCCTTTCTGCACCACAACGGATACGTTGCATCTCGCCAAACTCTTTATGGTATACAATAGCTTTCATGTCGCGGAAAGACCGATAGCCCTGATAGCGATGCCAAGCGTCATTAGGCGCAAGCGTTCGATGCGTTTCCACCGTGCAGCCCTGATAGTCCTTAAGCTGGTCGTGCATGCCGGTAATAGAAGAATCCGCTTGGCGATGTGTCCACCTGAACGCGGGGTTCGTCACGGAACCATGCAGACAAGCAGAGCGAAAGCATGAACGCCTGGTGCGGATCGTGATTTCCGCGATTGTTACGAACGATCACCTTCTTGTGTTTTTCAAGCAAACGACGGACGCAGCGCACCATTGCCAGCAAGCCAACCTCGGCTATCTTCTGAAAGCGCCCATCCACATCGAGGTTATTGCCAGACTGCGGCGTTCTGTTGCTGGCATTATCCGCATGGAAGTAGTCCCCAAGGTTCAGCAGCAAAGCAGTCTCTGAACTAGGGCCTTGCACGCAGAGCCTGTCAACTGCGTCAAATGTCATTTGCTCGGCAATGCGAAGGTCGAAGTTTTCGCCAACCTCTTTCGCCCAGGTCATCAAGCCGAAATGCGGATCTCCCATTGGCACAACGGTAAGCAACTCAGCATCGCAAGAAGGCGGCGGCTCAATGGGATCAAAAGCACCCTGCGAAGTTTCGATAATGTTTTCGACAGCGCCACGGATAATCTCTAGCTGCTTATCGGCGTCGATGCTGGATTTAACCCACTGGCCGCGTGCTTTGCCTTCGCTGTCGTAATAGGTCGAAACGCCCTTGACCAAATAGCCTTCAGGCACTGGTCGCACCATGTCATGATCGGGCGAGTAACCCCGCCGTGCTGCGTTTCTTTTGACTCGATTTAAGATTTTGTGCGGCATTGAGCGATGAGCGCCCAGCCGATCAGCAACGGCTTTTCCGCTGCCCAATTCGTCAATAAGGCTTAAAATTTCACGCTGTCTGTCAGTGTCGCAAAAGTCAAAAAGTTTAGGATCGACATAGGGCATCAATCACCTCAAAATATGAGTTAACTATAATGCACACCCACCAAATTTACGGGCTGCGACGACCCATTATGCTTTTTATAAAATTCCGAGCTTTGTCCCAATAAAGCCCATTACGGCAACAATCAAAGCTAAAATGAATCTATCGACCCAAGCGTTAGTCTCTTTTGCCTTAGGTGCAGCCAATTCCAATGCGGAAAGCCGATCCTCGATCTTGCCAATAGCTTTGAATGCACGTTCCAATGCGTCGGCGGTTTGTGCTTGGCGTTCCTCAACAAGAGCCAGCTTGGTGATTGCCTTTGAGACTTCGTTTAGCGCGTTCTTCATTTCGACCACATCGTCATGAAGCATTTCCAGCTTGACGGTAAAAACGCTGTTCTCAATCACGGCAATCACCTCTAGTTAATGCCAATTTGATAGTATATCACATTATTGCCCGCAATGAGTTTTTAATAAAATTTCATGATTCAGCAATATTATTTTACATATTTCGAGGCAGGGACGAACCAGCCCCAGCATTAAACCGTTATACCTTGTGCTGAAAGTGCGGCTCGAATGGCGTTAATCGCCGTGCGAGATTCTGCGTCTATGGTTGCGCCGCCTGTTGGAGCGGAAATGGCTGCCGAAGGCGTTGCACTCACCCTTGTCCACTCGGTATCACCTGACATTAATGCCAACGTTTCCCCAGGGCGAACAACTATGCTTGCGCTTGAGCCATTGACTGTTTCTCCGGGAAAAACAGAAACAGTTTGAAGGGAGGCGGTTGGCAAAACCTGAATCTCAAACCGCCTGCCCCGATGATTGCGGAAAGGCATTAAAGTTCCCGTTGTATCATAAGTGGCGCGAATAAATAAATTCGCCTGCCCACCTCGCAGCGGGCCTATGAATCCCGCGTTTGTTATAGTTTCAGTCCTCCCATCGGCGGGCCACTGAACGATCATCGCTACATTATTGGCAGCGGTTGCAGAAAAATCCATATAAACTCGTTTTTCTCCATCGAGCAAAAAACAAGTTCCTGGTTCAAATCGCGTGAAACGTAAAATGCGATTGGTTGCCAAGACATTATTGGCAATGCGGAAAACAATATTTTGCGAAGATGCGCCCGTAATTGTTACGCTTGACGTTTGATCAATAACATCAATTGTACGCACTGGGGTCGCAAAAGAATTATTCACAGCGACCAGTGGCGCGTGATCCTCAATCACAAAGTCCCAAGTAATTCTGTCTATGTCGAACAGATCGACGCTTTGCTGCACTTGCGGCGCCACGTTCGACATATCCTTACGCCAGCCACAGCGCCAAAGTTTGCCACTAACAACCGCGTTAACAGTGCCGTAACAGCCAACTCCGATGACCGGCGCGTGCGCGGCAACCATATCAGAACCTTCCCAGCGCGAAATTCGCTTGCCGGTGCCTGACTTGGTGACAACGCTTATGGCGCGACCGTTTCCAACATCGCCACCCTTTGCTTTTTTTGTGTTGTAGCTGTTTATAATTGCGCCGTTCGCAGCGTCCCAACTTTCCCAAGGCGCCAGGCCATCTACGCGAACATTGTCGGTGCGAACAAGTGCAATGGTTGAACTAAAGTTATCTTCAAGGATAACATCAATTCCGTTATGAAGCTCGCCATCAGGGCGGCATAAATAGCCAAACACCCGCATTCCGCTCAAGTCAATACAATTGATAGAGGATGCAGAGGTCGCATAATTGCGAACGCCAGCCAAAATAGCAGAAAGCCCAGCCCCGATCACGTCCCAGTCGCAGCGCACATATTTAACGCGAGGATCAACTTCTCCGGCAAAAATTGAGGTGCCGCCGGTAACATACACAACGCCCTTGCCTTCAGCGGCACCGTCACGGGTTCCTCCGAAATTAATTGCACTGCCATTATGCCATTTTGTAAAGTCCCGCGAAGTGCTGGAAAATTCAATATATCCTCCATCAATTCGCACATAATCACTGTTGGGAATATAAATTGCCGATCCAGCGTCAGAGATTGTCGGATTTTCAATTCTGTGTGAATATCCAACCAATTGAATTAATCCGCCGCTTTCTGTGGCATTAAGCCCAGGCGTCCCAGAAACAGGAACATTGTTCCCAGCGGCAAAGCCTTTGTAAATAGGGCGAATCATATTTAACAGGCCGGTATTTCCGGCAGTATTTGTGCAAGCGACTCCACCGATACCATTGACCTTCGAACGCTGAATATCAAACGTTACATCTTCAAACCGAAAAGTGCGGGTAAAGGCTGCGCTGGAAGAGCGCCAGAAAATTCCATTGCCCCACCGACCAAAAGTGTCGCCCGTGTTATCTACAATCGTTGTGCTGGCATTTACCTTAAACGTGCCGTTGATGTAGCTGATGGTGTCCAGCAACGGAATTTGATTGCACGCGCCGATATAATAGGTCTTACCTTGCAGATCGACCACTACCGATGCCGAAGTATAGTTCGCAGCCAACGCGACAAATGCAGCCACGTCGTTCGTTGTTCCATCGCCTGCCGCGCCGAAGTCTTGCGCGCTTACAATCTGCTCTAACTTATCTTGAACCGTGTAGCCACTAGTCAGCGCGCCGGTAAAAGGAGGGTCGTATTCAATGCCGTTTGCGTTTGGACTAATGCCTGTTCCATCAGGAAAATTATAAACCAAAGTGTTTTTATTGTCGTTTACAGTGATGGAAAAACTGGCTGCATTCACATAAAGTTGCGCAGGAGTGCCATTGCGATAGATGTAACCATTGCTTGTTTTAAGGGGCTGGCTTGCAGGAAGCGTTAACGCCTCATCAAAGTAAACCTGAAGCGGATTAGTCACAGGATCAAGGTTGGCAACACCAATGTAGATGTTGCCATTATCCAGAGGATCGCCATCTCGATCATAGAAAACAGGATAAGGAACTTGAACGGAAATAGCGGCCATCAGTTTATCTCCTGCGCGCTTTGTATATCTGAAGTTGCGTTGTTTGGAAAGATCATTGCTGAATTCTTACAACAGGTGCGCCGCTGGTTTCTGGCATAGGCGCTTGTTCACCTTGTGCAACCGCTGCGGGTGCTGTTGCTGATCGCAACCATGTCTTGGCGTCCTTCATGTCCAAGCCAATTGTTTTGGCGAAGTCACGGAAGCGCGCCGACGTTGCAACGCGATTGATCGCTCTATCTGCAATTTTAGGTTGCGTTGCAGCCTCTGTTAGCAAAACTTGGAATTCAGGGCTGCTGAACATCTTGCCAGCAGCGCGAATTGCGTCAGGATTACCCTTCGCCATTGCCTGCATAATATCAGGCATGACAGCGCCAGCGACAGGGCCAGCAAAGCCAGCGGCAGCACCAACGGCACGCTTGGCCATAGTGCTATCCATAATCCGTGAAACAATACCTTCAGCGTTCAACGACTCAACCAGCGCCTGGTTTGCCTTGCCAGTGGTTAGAACGTTGGCGCGAGCCTCGGTTATGCGCTTTGACACCTGATACAAATCACGGAGCGTATCAGCCGCCTTCGGCCCAAGGGTTTCCACGATCTGCTTGTAAACAGGAGGATTGGCGCGAAGCTTGGGATAAAGATCGGCAAATTCCGAAAAGCCGAATCCGCCCTTTTCAGCGCCGCGTGCAGATCGAGACACTGAGCCAAGAGCCGTAGCCACAACCTCACGCCGCAAATCTTCTGGAACAGTTTTCATCAAGCGGGCAAAATCGCCTGCATCACCCTTTGCGCCGCTAGTGATTGCAGCGCGCATCTTGTTTGCGATACCGCCTTCAAGATCCCGACCAAAAGCATTGACGATGCGATCACCTAGGGCGCGCTCTTTGGCATAAATCAGATTAGCGCCGCGCAATTGGCTGCGGACTTCTTCGCCAGCAACGCGACCAACATTGTCCAATTGATCGGTTGCAAGTGCGCCATACAAACGCTTGAGCGTTGCTTCATCTAGCGAACCATAAGGCGATTCTTCACGCTTTAACGCTTTGCCGATTAGATTCTTTTCACGGATCAGTCGGCCATATGTAATGTCGCCGCCAGCAGCCTCTCCACTTTGGATAAGACTCATCAGGCGCTTTTCCTGCGCGGTCATTCCGCTTTCGCCAACTTCGCCAGCAATCAAGTTCAGTTCCCTGAACAGATTATCCATTTGAACAGGCGTCTGCTTTGGGACGGCAGCATCGACCTGTTTGTAAATGTCGCTTGCTTCTTTGTTGAGCGAAGCACGGGTTCCAGTGAGGCTATCCTTAACCCGCTGCGATACAACGCCAGGAGCAATCGCACCCTCAATAAACTGAGCGTCAAATTCGCGCAGAATGTTGTCAGCCTGATCAACCGCCGCCGATACCGAATTGCGCCAAGCTGCTTCAGCCTCACTTCCAGCGAGAGAGCGGGTTAATCCAACGGCGGCGCGAACCTGCGGATTGTCCGAAAACACGTCAGCGGGAACATCAATGCCAAGGCGTTCAGCAGCAGCCCTTGCTTCAGGATTGATCTGCGCCATTTCGGAAAGTTTAATCTGAGCGCCTTTAGCCTTTGCGTCTGCTCCAGATGCTTGGCGAATGATTGTGCCAAGTTCAGCAGCGGCTTCAGGTGTAGCAGCAGGAGTCACAACCGGGGCGACTGGAGCGACAGGGGCTTCAGGGGCCATTGCGACAGGTGAAGGCATTGCCATCGCAGGAGGCGCTTCAGATGCTGCACCAGCAGGAATAGTTTCAGGTAACGCAGCAGCAGGGCCACCACGCATACCACGAACGGCAGACACAACAACAGGCAATGCCTGCTCGATAACCTTACCGGCAGCACCAGCGCCACCAGCAATAGCAATCTCGCCAGTGTCAAACGTGCCGCCAGCGCCAGCCTGCGTTGCTTCAATACCAGCCTGCGTCAAAGCAGCGCCACCAGCCGAACCCGCAACAGTAGCGGCGCGTCCAGCGGGTGTGAACGCAAGGATGCCACCTAGCGCACGGGGAACATCGCTCCAGCGGAAGCCTGGCTTAATGCCATATTCACGCCCATCTTGTGAGCGCAGAATATAGTTGCCCTTAGTGTCTTGACGCACTTGTACGCCAGGATAGTTGGCCTGAATGATCTTGACCGACTCTTCGGGGCTGGTGAACATTGTGCCAATGCCGGTGCGTGCGCCAGCAACGGAAAGTTCGTTCAGTTCCGGCATGGTTGTCCATTCCGGCAAAGCTTCGATCTCTGGTGTACTACGCTCTGAGCCAGTGACGGTTTCGATAATACCTTCGAAGAAGCCAGTCTCTTCGGGTGCTGCACCAGCTTCAGGAGGCAGAATGCGCGCACCAACGCCACCGGCATCACGGAACTCAACGGCCTTTAGAAGATCGTCCTGATTGGGTGAAATACCGAGTGTGCTTGCAAGCGCATTCAGTTCTTGCAGTGACGAACCTTTATTAAACGCATCTTGAAGCTGTGCAGCCCTATCAGTTACAGCAGGAGCAGCCTCTTTGAATAACGGCTTGATCGTTTCATCAAACTTCGATGCAAGCGGCCCAGCCTGAATCCGCGCTGCTTCAATCAACCTTTTTAGTCGATCATTTTTTATGTTAATTTCAGCCTTCGTGTCGCCATATTGCGGAAAATATGAAAGCGTCTGACCGATCAACTGTTCGCGGTTATAGGCCGCACCAGTGCCAAGCGTCAAAAGAGCATCAAGAATATCAGTCTGGGCATCAGTTACGATGCGCCGATCAGGACCGGCAATGCTGCGGGTTACGACTCCCTCGCCAAGAACATTGCGAGAAAGCGTTTCAAACAATCCAGCCTGTTGAGCTTCTGGATCTGCGCTTAAAGCGTTGCTGATATCGCTAGTGCCGCCAGCAATTCTGGTCAGGAGTGTAAGAGTTTTCTGCTGGGCCTCGGTAGGCTTTGCACCACCTCCTGCCTCCTGCTCTTGCGCAAAACGGATGGCTTCGCGCTCTGCGGATGCGGCAGCCCTAGCTTCGGCTGACTGCGCACGTTCTTCAGCGGAAATTTCGCGCTGAGTAGGACCAGCCTTAGGAATAACAACACCTTGCCCAGCGGCAGGCTGAGTTGGCTGAAATTCTTCCCAAGGTTTTGCTTCTTGAGCCATTTTATTCCCCATACCTGCGGCGAGAACCGCTTACATCAGGAGCCTTGCCCCAGCCGGGGAAGGTTACATGAATTGCACCCTTGTTACTAGGCGCAACCCTAGCGCCAGGATACATTCTGCGGATAGCGTCGATAGCTTCTTTCGTGGACATTCCACTAGGCGGCATAAAGTCCAAAGCATCAGCCATTGGATGAGATCCACTTAAGGTCTTAGTCAACCCTTGAGCAGCCAATGCCGCTTGATGGCGCTGCGTTCTGAATCCGCTTGTCGGCCTAAAGCCTAGTCTTCCAAGGTCGGCAATTGGGTCAATATTACTGCCCTTGAAATGTACCAGACGGGGTTCCCGTCTGACCTCCTTTGACTTTAATCCAATTTGATTTGTCAGCCGGATCGCCCCCAGTGAACTGATAACCACCGCGAACGTCACCAACTTTAGGCAAAGCTTTTGCCTGAGGTTTTTCAGCATTAATGCCATAAAGACTAAAATAAACAGATTCTCGACCAACAAACTTTTCGCCTGAAGGCGTTTCCATTTCCACAATCGGATCAATTTTTAATTCAGCGAATTGCCTTGCTTTTTTACGGCCCTCTTCGCTTTCGGGGTCAATGCCGCCAGCCTTCAAATCCTTTTGAAAAGCTGTTTGTTCATTGGCACCAGACGCGTTCCAGATCTTATCGTAAAGATCGAGGCCATCTTTGCCCGTCCCAGCAAGAACCGAGCCAATCAAGCCCTCGCGTGCATTCTGATCTTCAATCTTGGAATAGGTGTCTTTAGCGTCCCTCATGACACGCGCTATATCTGTTCGACCACTGGTTTCAGCGCCAGTGATGTAGCGATCAAAAAGGCTTAAAACATCTTCAGTCTTGCCAGCGCGATTAAGGCCAAAGGCCTGTGTGGCAAATTCAGTCGTTGTCCTTTTATCAGCGTCTGAAAGCGTCTGCGTATAAGCGTTCAGACTTTCCTTCAGCGCCGGATATTTCAAGTGAAGGTCTGCCAGCTTTTGCGGAGTCGGTGCAGATGTGTAAGCCGCCAAATCCGCTTGCATGTTCTGCGCATCTTCACGCGCCTTCTGCTGCTGCAAATAAGCTTCGCGCAACTTGATCGTGTTTAAAAATGCCTCTTGCGGGGCCTGAAAGCCACCGGCAAGCTGTGCATAGTTAACCGGCTGAACCATTAGAAAAGCCCCTTAGCAACGCCGCCAAATGTCCCTAGAATATCGCCATACATCTGGCCTTGAGCAAGTGAAGCGCCAGCACGTTGCGCGCCAACATTCTGAAGGTTCTGGCCTATGTTCTGTGCAGTTTGCATTCCAGCAGAGCCGACGCCAGCAGCCGAAGTCTGTCCCACCTGAGTCAAACCACCAAGGCGCTCATATTGCTGCGAAAGAAATTGATTGAGAAGGCTGGGGCGAAACTGAGCCAATGCGCCCTGGACATTGCCCCCGCGCAATCCACCTGTTGCAGATGCCTGTTGCAGCATAGCCTCTTCACCCTGTCGGGCCAGCGCCTGAAAGATCGGGCTTTGCTCTTGCTGTGCAACATAAGCAGCCTGAGCTTCAGCGCCTGACAGCCCAAGCGCAGCCATCTGCTGTTGCAGTGCGGGTGTGCCGGCAGCAACATAAGGCTCAAGCAATCGGCGCGTTTCTTCGCGTGCCGCACGCTGCTCTGCGATAGCCGCCATTTCGGACTCTACCTGTTGCTGGCCAGCCTTCTTGGCAGCTTTACCCTTAAGTACAGCGCCACCAACGCTAACAGCCGCACCTATGCCGGTAACTGGATCAGGCATCAGACATTTCCTTCATATAATCTTCAAGGCTTTCGCCATATAGCTTCAAAACTACAGGGCCGATATCCATAGCTAATTGCGAACCATGCTCGATCTGCACGGCAGCAAGAACCAAATCATAATAGCCAGCGCGCCAGACGAAGCTTGTGGCACAGGCTTGACCATCGCGCTCCACCTCATCCGAGGCTTTCCATTTCAGAACGGCAACGCTCATCAGCGGGATGAGAACATGCGCGTTTCTTTGATAGAAGCCATTGGACGGCATTCCCACCAGCGCGTTCCAGATCGAAGCGTCAAGATCATCGCGGTCGATGGAATCACCGTCTGCAATATCGTCGAATAACTGAATAACTTCCCAAAGGGCGATCAGCCAATCAACGGCTTCATCCGAAAGGCAAAGTGCCTCCGAGAAGTTCCGTCGAAGCCAGTATTTAGGAGAGCCGTCTAGCGTCATTCAAAACCCCTGAAGGTGAGCCACCGGCTGCTCAGTAACGCTCGGTGGCTGAACCATAACACAGTCAATCTTCGAATTCAAATTCTCGCTCTTCCCATGCTTGACAAGAACGAAGGTCGTGGCAGATGAATTCAAACTTATGGCAATAGCCACGGAAGCCAGCCTCAACGTCCCACTGATTCCAAGGGATACGTTCCATCTTGGCCTGCGTCATGGTTGAGTTGTCGTAATACTCGCAGTTGGAGCAGCGGCGGCGACGGGCTTCTGCCTCATCGCACTGCATGGCCTTGCCAAGCGCACGCCAATATTCAGGATTTGCACCGCGCTCGTTGCTGGGCTTTTCAGGGCCAAGCATCCAATCGTCGATCACGACTTGCGTGTTCTTCTTGTTCTGCGAGGCAGTGATGAACGGTTCGCTTTCACGCAGACCGGCAAAGCCTTCGATCATAATCATGGGCTTTTTCATTATGCGATCTCCCTGCCAGATGCGCGAATGTTGATTGACGTGCCAGTGCTGGCAATCGTTGAAATGAAATTGCCGTTTGCAAGAACCTGGCCGACCAATTCAGGAAAGGTATATGTCTCGGACGGCTGAAGCGTCTTGGTCTTGACGATCAGGTTATCATTCCCTGCGCTGCCAGACAAAGCCACAAGGTTAACGCTGATCGTGCGTGCAACCGTGTCGTAATTGGTCGCAGTGAACTTATCGATGATCGTGGTCACGTTCGTCGCGGTGTATTGCGTTGTCTGCGTTGCCTCGGCTGTTTTAGCCGAAATCAAAACCCTTGTTAAAACAGCCATGTTAGACCTCCATTGAACTGATGTTATCGCTCACCGTCACAATTACAGACGGAGTTGCCGGATGCACGGCTGTTGCGGCTTCATACAATATCTGAACGGAAGTATCATCAACTTCCCACATAATTTCAATATAGTCGCCTGCGTTAAGCTGGACTAGATAATTCCATGCAGCCAACAATTCTGCGTTGTTACCTTGGAGGCGAACAAATCCAGTGCTTGATGGAACATCGACGCCATTCTTGCGAAGCCAAATCCAGACCAGCCCAACGCCGCCCGTGGTCTTGTCCAACTGCGCAGAGAATTGGACGTTATAAACATTAGGGCGATCTACATAGATGCGTGAAGCCGGTGATCCAATATACACGCCCTGAGAAAGATCGGTTGTGTTTATCGTCATCGCATAAGCGGTATTGATTGCTGCTGCCGTCTGCGTTGTCGTGTCGTAGAACGATCCGAAGCGCGGCGTGCGAAACTCTTTAGGTGGCGGCTGTTGCTGCAATGCAGTGATCTGGTCTTGCAGTGCATCTATATCGCTTTGCGTCGGCGCTTCTGGTGCATAAGCCAATAGCTGGACAAGGCTTTGCAGGGCTTCAACTTGGCTCAATGCTTCGTTCGCAGATGCACCAGCATTGCCAGCCGAGACGCTCACGTCATCAAGCGTTACCGTGTTGATGGTATCGACCGTTTGAAACAGCTTTTCGAACTGCTTGATCTGTTCGTGATCTTTAAGAAACGAAGCAAGCTGATCGCGTGTCAGATTAAGGCGGAACGGCGTAGCCATTAGAACGCCAATCCCTCGATCTGGGCTTCTAGCCTAGCGAAAGACATATGTGCGTCTGAATTGCCTTGGAAGCGTTGCGTGCGCCAGTTACGCATCCATCCCTGTTGGAACCACACAAGACGCTTTGCGCGCTGTCCCTGCTTACCAGCCTTGATGAACTTCTGTTGGCTCCATGTCTGCCCATCAGTGGAATAGGACGTGTTGATTGTTGGATCGAGACCAAACGCAGCCGATCCAGTCAGACCGACCAGTTCCAGATTCGTTATGATCGCACCGCGACCTTCATTGTACAGAATGGTCGTTGAAAATTCCCAACGCACCTTCTGCCCATAGTGCGAGGAAATATCCTGCGTCATGTAACCGACGTTGTTGCTTGCCGGATCGCCAACCAGCCATTTGTCATAGCACCAGACCAGATTGCGTGCGCGATACTGGCTGAAATCAACAAGGCTGCTAGTCAGGATGAACCAGACCGGCTGTCCAAGTTCTTGGCTTGCCGATGCGTCATAGACCAACGTCTTGTTGGGCAGGTGAACATAGAGATGCTGATGCGACTTATCGTTGCGGGATTCTAGTTTCACGCTTGCCAATTGCGCTTCGGTATAATCCAGAAGCAGCATATCAATCTCTTGCGTGCTGATCTTCTGCGTCTGCGAATTCGCGCCGACATAGATTCCTGGGGCCTCGTTAAAACCGCTGCCGAGGAACGCAATGTTCTCCATATAAACGCAACAGCCGTGGGTGCCAATGACGCCCTTTTCAATCTGTGCGCCCTCGATGCGCTGAAATGGGAATAGATCGCCGCCAACGTTGTCAAACACCTCAATGGTGTGACGGTTCAGCGCGTAAATCTCATTGCGTAGCTTGAGCAATGCAACGACGGGATCAGGGTCAACTTCAGACGATCCGTATTTAAGAGGATTGACTGCCAGCGGGTTTCCGAGATCCGTGACAACCAGAAACTCGCCGTCCGTGGTCATCCAATAACCATCTACCCATACCGTGTCCAAGACAGTGCCGAGATCGGGATCGGTGTTCTGCGATAGCGTTGAGGTGGCTGGATTCCAAAAGAACAGATTGCCGTTTGATGCGATGCCCAAAAGGTCGAAGTCGTAATCAAGCGTTACTAGATCACCATCATCGCCAACATCGCCAAGGATCGTGATCGTACCAGTTGGGCCGACAATGACCAACTTGGAACCCATCACCCGATAGCAAACGCCACGCCAATTGATGCCGCCGCGATCAACGCCAGGGCCTGTTCCGTTAGCAATCAAGCCGTCAGCAGGACGCAGAAAGCCCTCGCTGATCCCGTTAGTTTTGGGAACAGGGATAAAGTTTACCGGATATGACGTGCGAAAGTCAGGCCCGCTATCCGTGTAAATTCCGTTGAGAATCGCAATTTGAGTCACAGCTAGGCCCTATATTGATTGAGATTACGGGCAATTACAAAATTCCTGATCACGTTGAAAGCGTTTGCAACTGAGTGTTGGCCAGTCTTCGATTGAAATATCTGATAGCTCGTATGTGACCGTTAAATTGCTGCCCACCTCCAACATTGCATCCAATACCCAACAATGTTGGTGTTCCATATGTGCTGCCAGCATCCGTTAGCGGGACGCTTCCGCCCAAACTTGCCGCATTGTTCGCCGCCCTATAAGCCGCTGCGGACTTAAATTGCAAATTTGCTGCGGTCACTCCAAATGAACTAAAGGTGGAACTTCCGATATTCCAACCGAGAGAGATACTGCCCCCTCCGCGTACCATGCGCAAAGTGCCGCTAAGCTCTATCGCATGTTCAGCAACCGCAGCCGATGTTGTCCGAGGCGATGTGATTCCCTCGACAACAAACGTTCCCTCATTCTGATTATACCAACTAGAAAAGTTTGCGCCTGTTATGGTCGCAACATCGCCGCTGCGCGACGCTAGGATTCCGGTAGTAGGAATAAAGCTTGTTGCAAACGCGCCGACTTCAAGCTGGGCAAATTGAACCGTCCCAGAAACGGTCAAAAGAAGTGCGCCGATTCCAGGTGTAAACGTCAACACCCTGCGTGCCGGGAATGCCCCAGTCCCTGTAACTGTGGCACTATGCGCGCCAGTAAGCGTGATTGTCCCTGTGCCATAAAAACTCAGCGTGTAAACAACGGCGGATACAGTAACGCTTTGCGTTGACAGATTCACACCACTTAAAAGGCTATTTAGAAGTACGTTTGAGCGCGTTTCTTCAAGAAGCAATCCGCGGGGCTGAAGAGTCACTGGATCATAGTCAAATCTAGGGGCATTGACAGCAGCACTTTGCATTACTCCGCTGCTATCAATAACTGTAGCTGCTGAACTGCGCGCAAATGTAATTCGGCTATCTAGTACAGGGGAGGCGGCGAAATTAAGGTCAAGCGTAGGCACGCCGAGAATCAGCGGACTCCAGCGACTGACGTGTCCAGCGCCACGACCTCCCCAATGGACAGACATTAGAGGCCCACACCTGGGGTGAAGTAAACGATTCCAGTGGCACCAGCGGCGATAGCAGCAATGTAAAGATTGCCAGCAGCATCAGGCGAGAAGGTCAGAACCTCATGCACTCCGGGGCCTATTGGAAAACCAGTTGTTGTGGTAGCCGTAACCGTTGCGCCGCCACTATTAAGCCAAACGGTAGCCGTGCCATTGTTCACAATGCGAACAGTGATTGGACCATTGCGGTTTTCAACCAGAACGTTCTGAGAGGTTCCAGAAACGTTTATATTCGTTGTTCCGCCTGGAATAGGTGAAAATGAACGAGCTATCATAGCTATACTCCTATATTCGCAATCTAACACAACATTGGCGCGGCGTCACCACTGCACTATTACCATTTAACTTTGTCAGCCCAGAAGGCCGCACTCATCTTGCCCTTGGCGATGTTCTTTGCGTGCCGAGCCTTAAAAGATGCGCGCTTCTTTTTCATAGCTTCAGACTCACCCTTCTTGGGCTTGCCAGCAGTCTTCGCGCCCTGCTCACCAAAGCGGATCGTCTTAATCGTATCACCTTCCTTGGCGACAACGATATGCGACTTCTTCGGATGGTCGGGCGTGCGCTTGGGCTTATTGAAAGCCGAAACACCAGCACGGGCGAGGCGGCTATCTTTTTTCAATTAGCCGACTTTCCAGACAGCGCCATCGCTATAAACGGGAACTTTGTTTGAACCACCACCAGCAACGGTTGCACCGAAGGTTGCAGTGCTGCCATCAGTGATGAATGCACGACCACCAGTCAGGCCAACAGCGTTAGGAAGCTGCGCAAAGGTCGAAGGCGTGGTCTGCACGGTATTGCAAACAACGCCGTCCAAATTGGCTTCGATATATTCAATCAGCGTGGTGATTGATGCGCGGCGGCTATCACCCTGATCGGGAACCCACAGAACGACATTGTTACCGCCTGAGACCTGCGTGATCAGCGGAAGCTGGTTAATAGTCGGCATTGATTAACTCCATTCAATAGGGCCATCCGGCCCAGCATCCACAGGATCGACAGGCGGATAAACGTAAGGATTGTCCCAGCGCCACGGCTTGTTACCCTGACCAATCGGCATGGTTTCAGGCAATTGTTTCTCAAGCGGGAATGCAGCACGTTGCAAGAGAATGTTATAGGCATTCTTTGCCATGACTTTTGTATCGGGCGAGACGGTCTTGCCGTAGCCTGGGGCAATGCGGATAGCGAGGTTAGTGATAACCGCTTCCCATGCGCTGTCAGGCGTGCCGGTCTCTGTGTCCAGATCGCTGTCTTGCGGACTGCTGGCAATGGGATAGCCGAGGCGCACGCCCTGTGCGTTCCATTCCATCATCATAGCATCCAAACGCCGTAGTGCGCTCTCAAGCTGTTCAGGCGAGAGATCGAAGACGTAATCTGCTAGCCCTATTTCCTCAAAGGCCGCAGTCACGAACTGACGCTTGGTATAGCCCACTATCAATCCTCCAATGCAGCGGCGATCCGCTCGGCAAGCTTCATATCAGATGTTCGCGCATTAAACGAGACACCAAGTTCTTTCGCCTTGGATTCTAGTTCATCGCGGGTCGGATCTGAAACTTCGTCGATAGCGTCCTCAAACGCTTCAGCGGCTTCGATAACCTTGGCAGCCTTCTTACCGCCCAGAGCCTCTTCATAGGACGGAAACCAGCCTTTAGCGGTCAATACGTCAAATGCTTCCTGATCGGCAGCGCCTCTTGTGTCATAAGTTCCGCCACGCGGCATTTTGAATGGGCCGGGAACGCGAAACATGATCGTAGGAAAGTCAGTCATTTCTTTTTCCGCTTCGGAGCCTTGCTTGGCTTGCCTGCTTTCATAGCGGCATCGCGGGCAACGTTGAGAGCAATGGCAATGGCCTGCTTTTTCGGGCGGCCAGCCTTTTCTTCCATCTTGATGTTCTTGCCGATGCTAGTCCGGCTGTAACCTTTTTTAAGCGGCATGAATTATCTCCCTAGGAAGGTCGGGGGGGATGACTTCCAAATCCCCCCCCTCCCAATTAGACTTACGTCTGGTTGAAAAGCAGAATGCCTGCCATTTCAGGGTTTGTACACACAACGCCGTAGAGCGTATCGAGCGTGTAAAGCGTCTGGAAGGTCAGCGGATCGAACTTCTTGGTCATGACCAGTTCGATGCCCTGATCGGTCGAAGCGCGCAGAACGTCCACGCCAGCACCATCAGGAACAGCGTAACGGCCCGGAAGCAGTTCGATCGAATTCTTGTGCCAGAACGGGTTGATGTTCGAAGCAGCGATGTTCTTGAAGACGATCGGAGCAGTTGCCGAAGTCGATGCAACGAACACGTTCTGATACTGAAGTTCAGCATCGGTCGGGGACGAGTTTGCACCAATGATCGGCGGGCTGATCGTCATGGTCGTGCCGCTATCAACCGAGATAACGCGGAACGTCTTAAGCTGTCCCGTGCTACGCTTGGTGATGTGGTGAACCGCTTCGATGCCGGTGATTTCAAACGAGTCGCCAGCAGTGATGCCGGTGGTCGAAGAAACAGTAACCTGCTGATAGCGGTTGTCCACGTTGAGAACGCCAGCAACGCTGGTCGTGGTTGCCTGCGGAACGTAACGAACCTGAGCGCCGTTGGTGGCGATGGTACGGCTTGCCGAGTTGTCAGCGCAACGGTTGGCATAGTCGAGCTTGTAGGTCTCGAAGCCAGCCACGGGGCCAACATACGAACGCTCGTAAGCGTTAGCCGACTTAGTGCCGGTGAACGAACGAGTCGCCACAGCCAAGTTGCCAGCCATGCCGTTGTAATCGCGGCTCGACAGAGCGAGGTAACGATCACCAGCCATGACACCCTGTTCGTTCATGATGCTATCGCACAGAGCAATGTCATCATAATCGCCAGCGGGGGTTGCAACAGAAACAACGAGCGTACCCTGTGCCGAAGCAACGTCCATAACCGACAGGTTAATGTCCGAAGCAAGCTTCTGCTTTGCAGCATCGCCCAGGCGACCTTCCTGCAATGCGTCACGCAGTTCCAGAGCGTCCATCTGCCAAGCCGAGCACTGGCTGAAGCCGAGGGTCGAAGGAACCGAAAGCTGCGTCATGTTCTGAATGTCGCTTGCAATCGTGGTGCCGACAGTACGGCTGAACGACTGAGCGATGTAGGGCTGCGGACGCCAGATGGTGTCACGAGCGCGTTCCATCGTCACGCCGTTGGTGTTGTATACGTTGATGTTCTTCGAGAGAA